TAAACCTGAGGTTGGAGTTACTCCAGTAATGGTCGTTTGACCATTTTGAACAGTTGCTGAGAAAGTTGTTGTTACTACCGAAGCAAGTTCTATATTTTTATCATCGATAGAAATGACATTTGAATTGATACTTGTTACAGTTCCATTTACAGTTAGTTCTCCATCAATAATAACTTCTCCATTTACCCTTAAATCTTTAGGAATTGTTACATTGTAAGAACTATCGCCACGGATCCATGCTTCTGTGCCAGAAGCAATAACTAGTTGATTATTTCCTGTAGCACTTGGTGGTACATAAGTAGCATTAGTTGAGTTCTCATCTGGAGCAGCACCAATAAGAACATTGCCACTTCCAAGTAATCCATAACCAGCAAAGTGACCTATGCATACGTTGTGATTTCCTGAAATATTTGATTCAAGAGCACTATTTCCTACTGCTACATTACTATCTCCATCTTGTACAGATAGTTGAGCATCTTTACCAACAGCAACGTTATTGAAACCAGTAGCACATGCTCGTAATGTTCTGTGACCATATCCAGTATTGGAAGCGGCAGAATTAATACCTAATCCTGATTCGTATCCCATCATGGTGTTTTGGGATCCAGTAGAATTATTTTCTAAAGCGGAGAAACCAACTCTAGTATTTGTATTGATTGCTCCGCCACCTCTACCAATTTTCATTGGTGCTCCATCACCACCACGAATAATAATATCGGAGTTAGCAAAATTTGGAGTTCCATTTACAGTAAATGTATCTCCAACTAATGTATTAACTGTGAAGTTCTTTGATACAGTTAACGAATTATTTACAGTTGTTGTTCCTGAAGATGCACCTAAATTTAATGCAGTTGCAGCACCAAAAGCATTGATTGTTGTTGCAGAAGTATTGAATACCGCAAAACTAGCACTACTTGTAGTTACACTAGTAGTAAATTGTGGACTTGCTGAAAAAACTAGACCCCCTCCAGTTCCTGTGCTATCAGAAATTATACCTCTTAATTGGGTAGAAGTTGTTGTTGCAAATGATGCAAGTGTATTAGATGTGTAAACTACAGTTGCACCAGCACCTCCACCATTTCCAAAGTTTACTGTTGAACCATCAGTTCCATTAAATGTTAATGTATTGTTTATGGTAAATGTTTTTAATGATGCTAATGTGAATGTAGAATTTGGTGCTGAACTAATTGTTAAACCATTAATTGTAGTGGCTGTAGCAGCTCCTAATGATGGAGAAGTTAATGTTGGAGAAGTTAAAGTTTTATTTGTTAAAGTTTGAGTTTCATTTTCTGTTACTAATCTTCTAGCAATAGAACCATCCCAAACTCTCCAAAATCCACCTGCTTCATTCCATTGTAAAGAATTGAAAGTTTGTACTACTCCAGAAGAATTTGTAGTTCTATTAACTTGAATTCCTCCATCAGCACCAACAAGATTATTGCCACGTCTTAATTCTATTGTATTATCTGCAACAGAAAGTGTGGTTGTATTAATAATAGTATTATTTCCACTAACAGTTAAATCACCATTAATGGTTACGGTAGAGCCATCGTCTGTTATAATACTATTTGTTAATTGTTTATTGCCATTATCCCATTTTAAAACTCGGTTATCAATTAAGTTACTAGAATTTTTTATAGAAAATTCCGTTCCATTTGATAAATTTAATCCATTTCCTGCACTCAATGCAGCGCCAGTATCTGTATTAACAGATGAAATTTCAATTGTATTGCCTGTTTGTGTAATTGTTGTAGCTCCAGAAGCTACGAGTGTAATGTCACCAGAAACAAGAGTACCGCTATTAGTTCCTCTAACTCTGGTTACAGTATTTGTATCAGTTGAAGATACGGTAATTGTAGATCCAGATTGGGACACTGTGGTAGAACCAGATCCAGAAATTGTAACATCTCCAGAAGTAAATGTTCCTGATCCCCCACCTTTTATTCTAGTTACTGTGTCTGTAGATGAAATAGTAATTGTTGGATTTCCACTGCCATCGACTGATTGTGATAATGTGGTAGATCCTCCAGATAAAAATGTGAAATCTCCAGAAGCTAATACTTGTCCAGTACCAGCTCTCAATCTAGTAATTGTATCAATATATGTTGAATTTATTGTTATTATATTTCCAGATTGTGATACTGTTGAAGATCCAGATGCAGCTATGGTAACTTCTCCAGTTACTGCGGAACCACCAACAGCACTTTTTAAACTAGTTACTGTATCTGTATCTACAAAACTTGAATTAATTGTAATTGTATCGCCAGATCTTGATAAAGATACATTATCTCCAGCTGCAATTTTTACATCATCCGTGGCGCCAGCACCAGAATTTCCCCCAGAAGTTAATCGAATAATTTTTTCTAAATTTGTTGCTCCATCTATAGCAGAAATGCTGTAAGTGGTGTTATTATCTGGTGTTGTTACTGAGCCCCCAAGAGCGATTGCAGAACCATTAATATTAATACTAGAATTAATTAAAGAATTATTGGGAATATTTGTTATAGTATTGAGAGATGCAGAAATGATGCATGTCTCTAAAGTTTTATTTGTTAGAGTTTGAGCAGCAGTTAAATATACATTACCTGGATTATCCCATTCTAATCCAGATCCAGTACTTTTTAAATACTGTCCCGAGACACCAACATCACCGTTGATAACAATACCATTACCAGTTAAATCTAAATTATCTCCAGAGATAAACTCTTCAATTTTTCTGGAACTATAATTTACTGCTAAAGGAAAACGATCTGCCATTATACCAGTGCCTGGGGGTTACTTCTTTCGTTAAAAGTATTTATAGGCAGAAGAATCTGTTATTTATTCTAGAAAATCTGCTTGAATATTTCTTTTTCTTAATTCATCCAAATAATCCGTTGGTCTTTGATCAGCAAACATTGTGTCTAAATCTCCGCATGTTAAATTAGTGCATTCATTTTTTGGATACGCTTGTTTTATCTCTGCTATCTTTGCATCTATTTTTTGTATTGGTTCCATTATTCCTTGTCTCATCCAATACAATGCATCCAGTTGCTCTTCAATTGATGGATAAGAATACCATCTCACTTGACCATAATCAATTTCTGTATTTCTATATTCAATAATCTGATTTAAAAATCTTTGATTCTCTTCTTCTACTAGCAATTTGTGTTCTTCTTCAAATTGCTTATTCATTTGTTCTATTCTTTCTTCTTCAGAAATAATATCAACAAATTCTAATTCTTCCCCTTTGTAAAAGTATTGTGCCAAATCTAATTTAATTTCTTTTTGATCTGCTAAATTTTTTTGTCTAGCAATTTCTTCTTCTATTTTTTGTTTATTCCATTCTTTTTGAATTCCAACCGTAATTTCCCTAAGAGAACCATTAGGAATTCTATATTCTATAATAATGTAATGATCTAATATAGATTTAATTTTATATGTTGACATTTTATTGTACCTTTATGATGTAAGCTAATGCATAATAAGGAGGAAGATTTTTATCCGTGCCATCTATACCTTGAGTTGAGACGGTAATATTATGTGTATGACTTTGTGAGGTATTGCCAGTAGTTATATTATGTGTGTGAGTTTGTGATGCATTTCCTGAAGTAAATGCATGAGTATGGTTTGTACTAACTCCACCTGTAGTAAAAGTATGTGTGTGATTTGCTGATTGATTTCCTATTGAAACATTATGTGAATGATCTCCATTGGAAAATGTAGAAATATTATGACTGTGGGATGCATCAGCGCCAGCAGTAGTTCCGCCATGAAAATGACCAGCACTTACGCCATCTGTTGTTCTACCAAAATCAAATCCATATACACCTTGAGTCGCCCAACCTGGACCGCCTTGTTTACCTGTGGTTCCACTATTGTATCCTCTATCCTGATAACCATGTGTGTGGTTGTTTGATGCGCCACCAGTATTGAAATTGTGTGAATGATTTGCGGATGCGCTACTACTGTTTCCATTATGACTATGTGATCCAGCAGTATTTGTACTTCCTCCGTGTGAATGGGTGGCGCTTTCTGTTCCAGTAGTACCAGAATGTGTATGACCTACGCTATTATCTCCAGTATTTCCTGAGTGTGTATGTGATTGACTTTCAGTACTAGTAGTTCCTGTGTGTGTATGTGATTGACTTTCTGTTCCTGTAGTACCAGTATGTTGGTGTGAAACTAAAATAGCATCTTTTGATCCACCCGTACCATTTACCGAGTAATTTTCTCCTGCTCCAATCACAAACCTATTTCTTAAATCTGGAGTTACTACACCATTTACAGTATCTCCATTGCATATAGCCCATTTTGCTGGGATATTATTAACAGATCCAGACCACATAATAATTCCACCAATAGGGAATGGATCTGAATCTACTGTAATTGTTTGTAGGTTTTGGGATACTCTGGTTCCACCAGAACCTAAAATAGTTATCTGACCTTCAATGTATGGACTTGAATCTGGTGCTCTAAGCTGCGTGAGACCAGTTGCAATTGTTAATGTATCGTTTCCAGATCTAGTAATGGTTGTATTGTATCCAGCAACCAAAAATATATCTTGAACACCAGAACCAGAACCACCAGCAGTTAAACGAATTCTCTTTTGGGTAACTGCAGTACCATCAGCAACACTAATACCATATACTGTATTGTCATTAGTGTCTGGAATAGTAATAGAACCTCCAAGAGGAACATTAGTACCATTTATAGAGATGCTGGAATTAATTAATGATGCATTTGCTACGTTAGTTAATGAATTTAAACTAGCATTAAATGTACATGAACTTAATGTTTTGTTTAAAAGTGTTTGATTGTCAGTTAGGAATACATCGGCAGCTCTTGCCCATCTAACTTCAGTTCCTGTGGAAGTTAAAACTTGCTTGTTTGCTCCAGTGCTAATGCCATCGTAAATTCCTGATGCAGTCAGGTTTAAAGAATCACCTACGGATAACTCTCCTACTAGTGATGTTGAGTTGTTGATGACTAGTGGATACCTATTCGCCATGACCTTCTAATATGTTTATTGATGTTGGCATTATTTGATTTAAAGAATGTCTATAAAGATCTTGCGTTTCTTTATTTCCTTTTACAATTTCATTTCTTAAAGATTCTACTGCTGCTCCAGTCTGTCTGGATTGTTGGGAAGATTCTATTACTAGAAATGGAACCCATTTTACAGCACAATCCCATTCATCTACTGGTTCTCCTGTATTTGGATTGGTTCCTCTTATTTGTGTAAACCATTTACACTTCAAGTTAACGCATTCAGAACCAATCAAAGGACAAAAATCTCCAGATTTTAATTGCATAATAAAATATCGTCTTGTATTATTTATTGTTGTTGAACTGTCGCATTAAATAAATCAATTGCGCTTTGATATTTTTTTATATTATTGATAACTCTGTTACTAGTACCATCAGTATATTCTATGTGACCAGTTTGTTTTACTTCATCCCATTGAATTGCGTGAATATTTGATTCTATCCATGGGAAATCACTATCAATAAAAGCACATACATCATCAATACAAACTATTTTATCTGATGGTATTACAGTTAATCTTTTTTTCATTTTAATTTTTGGAGCAAATAATGCAATCAATATAATTTACATCCATATTTATTGATGGGTTGGTAAATCCATGAGTATGTGAACCAGATCCTCCAGTATTGCCAACAGATACATCGTGCGAATGGCTTCCTGCGCTATTTGTATTGAAGCCATGAGCATGATCATTGCTTATTCCAGCAGTAGTGAAGCCGTGGGCATGATTCCCCACGCCACCTGTGCCAGTGTCGTATCTTTGTAATCTTGAACCATCTGGACCTCCAGATTGTTCCAATTCATTTCCACTTCCTCCAGGTCCATAAAATGTATAGCTATGATTGTGACCACCAGCCTCACTAGTTGCTCCAGTGTGAGTATGATTTCTATCTTGGACACCAGTTGATCCACTGTGGGAGTGACTTCCAGCACTTCCAGTAGATCCAGAGTGACTATGTGCTGGTATTTGGCTAGATGTTAACGTTGTTGCTTGAACACTACCGCCAGTAGTTACTCTATTTGTTGTGAAGATTGTTGTAAATGAAGAACCAGAAGAATAAGCTCCTCCACCAGAACCAGTAACGATTCTCATGGCTGTGTTATTAATAAAACTATCAGTAACTTTAGTCCATCCTGTTGGAGCTGAAGCCTGGTAGAATATCATTCTAGTACCAGAAGGAATTTCTACTGGTACTTCTGGAAGTGTAATATAATCTGAAGTATCTATAGAACCATCTGATCTTAAAAATCCATGAGGATTTGCTCCTCTATCTACAGTAACTGATGTAGTTGCTCTTATTGTTGTGCCACTAATATTTCTTGCCCAAAAATCTCCATTACTATCTCTTGCTACAACTTTATTAATTCCTCTATCTGCTTGAGATGCTGCTGTTGCATCAACTGTCCATGTTGTAGCTGCAGATCCATCGTAATTATTTCCAACTAAATAATTACCTCTAGTTAAAATTTGAGAAACTTTAGTTGCTGTTCCTGTTACATCACCAACAAGATTTGAAGTAATAGTTGTAGCAGAAAAACTACCATTCGAATCTCTCGCAACTACTCTATTAGCTGTGTTAGTTGTTGTTGCATTTACAGCTATTGTCCTTGCGTTTAATCCATTATATGTACTTGCACTATCAGTGTAAATTACATAAGAACCAGCAGTTAAACTTTCTATTGATACGACAAAATTTAATGTATCGTTACTAGATCTACTAATACTTAAATAGTTTCCATTTGTTGTCAAAAATACATCTTGAACACCAGAACCAGAACCACCAGCAGTTAATCTGATTCTTTTTTGTAAAGCATTAACTCCATCTGCAACACTAATCGAATATAATGTGTTGTCATTATTATCTGGGATTGTAATGGAACCACCTAATGATACTGGGGTGCCATTAATATTAATGTTTGAATGTACTAACGAAGAATTAGCTACGTTAGATAATGTATTTTGTGAAGCATTAAATGTACATGAAGTTAATGTTTTATTTGTTAATGTTTGTGCGTCATTTAAAAAAACATCTGCTGCACGTATCCAACGAACAGATCCATTGTTTGCTGATAATATTTGACCGTTCCCACCTGTACTAATACCATCA